GAAAGTTTGGTGTACGTCATAGAACATATGATGATGGGCATGCATCATTAGATATTATGGGAATCCATTTTGACTTTTCAAGCAATTTTATTGTTCCAAATATAGATGAAGAGTTAAAGAAAATTGGTGTAGTTACAAATGATTCAATGAAAAAAGAGCTTTATAGTAGAGACTTTACAATAAATACACTACTAGAGAGTTTAGACTTTACATCAATATATGATCTTACTGGGAGTGCCATAAAAGATATAAAAGCTGGAATAATAAGATGCCCAATAGATCCTAATATTACAATTGGAATAGACCCAAGAAGAATATTGAGAGCAATTAGGTTTTCAATAAAGTACGGATTTGAAATAGATGATGGGTTAAAAAGATCAATATTAATGCATAGAGAGAAGGTAAGAGACCTTCCGAATAAGTTTGTTAGAGATAAGGTTAATGAAATTGTACGGTTAGATGCTGATAAGGGCATAGATTATTTGATAGAGTATAAGTTATTGCCAATAGTTCCTTTATCTCAGTTTGTATATGATATTTTAATACAAAAAAGAAAAGTTATCAAGGCCCTATAAGGATGTTAACTATGAAAAGATTGAGTAAAAGAGCACAGCCTGTGGCTGATTTAAAAAAACAAGAGATAAATAAGCTCATAGATGATAGCGTAAATAAAGCAACGCAACTGCTTAGCCAAACCAATTTAAGTAATGATCAGAAAATACAGCAGCTTACGCAAATGTTTAATCAAATTACTCCTCAAATAGAAGATAAGATTGACGAGGCTACTGGAAAAACTACTATTACTGTAGACCCAAACAGACAACAAGCAGCGGATGATGGAGATGATCCAGATATTCTGGCTGGCGGAATTGGTGACGATGTCCTATATAGCGATTTAAACGAGAAGCAATTAGAAATGGGGGTTGAGGTTGAGCTAGAGCACACAGATAATAAAGATCTTGCAAAAGAGATCGCGAAAGACCATCTTGCAGAACAATTGAAAGGTGGAAAAGATAAAGACGAGCAAGATTATTATACAAAATTAAAAGATATTGATCCTCATCATGATGCTGACGATGGAAACGTTCCGGCGTTTTGGAGGAATAATTTAGATTACGGAACTCGAAATGAATGATATTTATAAAGTTATAAACATGTTGGGTTTGCCAGATGAAGCGGCTAAGTCAGGATTAGGTGCGCAAGGCATAGCCAAGTTTGTTGAAATGCTGCAGTTCATTGGTGAAGACACCCTCTATAAATATCCAATAGTTTGGAGATATGTATCTAAGTATGGAACGGAGCCGGCGTTGCGAAGTATAATTAGAAAGAATCATGGAATTCCGGCAGGAGTTATGTCAAACGCCACTTCAAAAGAGCTTTTGAAGGCTATAGAAGATTTTCAGCTCTCTGGACTTTCTGTAAACAACATGAATGTGTGGGCAGATTATGAGTCTATGTTGTCTAATGAAATAAGTAAAAATGACTTTGTAAATAAGTGGGTAAAGAATGCTGTAATACGTGGAGATGATTTGAGAAAGTGCCCATTTGGGCTTCCAGTCCCATCTGCATGTAAGAGTGCTGGAGACTCTGTGGGAAGAATGGCTCCTATCGGAGAAGGAAAAAATTCGGAAAAACTTGCTAAAGCAAACAGAATTATATACGCATATTATAAAAAATGTACAGAGTGTCCATATGCAGATAGGGTGTTAGAAAGTCACGATAAGGTAGATTGTGATTTTGGTGATACTGGAGAGGGACAAAAGAGTACACCTTTTGTAGGTTCCCCTTTGTTTCCTCATACTTTTCATGGGATTGGCTTAGATGGGCTGTATGGTTACCCCTTAGGCTTTTATGCTGATAATAATGAAAGTAGAAATTTGTTTTTTGGGTTATTTAGTTTATTAGGCTATTCATCAATAGAAGAAATTGTTAAGCTTGGTAATAAATATAACAAATGTGATGAAGAAGATAAAGCTGATATTGTAAATAATCTTTTAAAAAAATTGCAGAGTTTAAAGGAAGAGTATAAAGAAACATTTGATAAAATAGAAAAACACTTAGCCGAATATAGAGAAGAATATGAAGATAAGCGCGCTGATTCAGGGCTCCTTTGGGAGCTTGCACAGAAGTGGTATGGTCGGCGACAGGTTTCTAGATAAGGTATATCATCAGGAGGATTTGGAAATGCAAGGACTCTACGAACAAGAAGAATTTTGGGTAGATGATTCAGATATATTTGAGGACGAAAGTTTCATAATAGATGAATCTGACGTACCAATGGATGAGCAATTTATAATCGAAGAGGATGCTGCTCCCGTAAACGACGCATTACCTGGTGCACCAGACTATGTAGTGGTTGTTGAAGAAGAAGAGGCGGAGAATGATGATCCAAAAACATGGGAAAAAGATGGAGATCATGCTCAGTTTGTGCAGTATTTAAAAGATAAGAAGAGCAAGATCCCACGGCATTCAGGAGAAACTGTCCCTGGATGTGAGAGAGCAAAGTCTTATCTGAAAAGCCTGCTTAATGAAATTAGCAAAGCTATGCGTACCGACTTAGAGGGCGTTGTCGATGAGATCGAGATCGAATCTATTAGAAAAGACATAGAAGATATGATTGACAGGCTAGACGTTCAAATAAAAAAATTAAGAGGGGCTAAAAAAGCAGCATTTGATGTTAAATTATATGCAGAAGGAAGTTGCAAAAAGTGCGGATCACATGCTCCTATATGGCACGACATTGATAATGAAAAATTAGTATGTATGCATTGTGAAGCAGAAGCCGTTAAAAGCACAGATGGTCTCGAAAAAACTGCTGCTACTCCTATATTAAATGTCTATATGAGTGCATTTGAGAGAGCTGTTGTTGGCACAATAATCAATTCAAAAGTTTCTGCCGGAAGAAATATAGAAGAAACATATGATAAATTGAAAAACAAATATAATTTTACGCCTAGAGAGGAATTAGCAATTCAACAACTGATTGCTGATTATGGCTATCCTGTTAATAAAGATAGGGGTCTTTTAAATGAGCCATCGGATCCAGCATCTGGTGATGGAGTTGAGTGGCAAACGAATTACCAATCATAATGAGGTTATTGCGAATAATCAACGATTAGAACAATTATATAGATGATGCCATATATGATTATGATACCTAAGAATTTATGCGAGAGGAAGGAAGGGGCGTAATTGAAATAGATATGGTATAATTAGGGAGTTCACATGACTAAGGTATCACGAAATGACATATTTATTAGAGATGAGAATGGACCAGAGTGGTTCGAGGAATTTCTACGCTCACTTGCCGGTCAAAAGCAAAGTTCTCTTCAGGATATATTGGATTCTATAAACAATCAGAGAAGCAAGACTATCGAAAGTGTTGTTCAGAGTTATAGAGAGCAAGTTGGTCTTGATGCTTTGGCAAAAGATGATGATAATACCACTACTACAGTAAAAAAGAGCGAGGCTTCTAGAAGGTTATCTATTCGCCATGCTATTAATGAAGAACAGACTAATATTATTGAAAAAATTAAATCTGATCCGGATATACAGGCGGCAGTGGATAGCATGCTGCAGCATAGCGGAGGAAACAAAAAAACTCATGCTATAATTGATTTTTTAAGGGATAAGTTAGGGGCTGATTTAGTTAGCTATACTGATGATGCCCTTAATGAATATATTGAAGAAAAAAGAAAGAACTTTAAGAGCATTGAGGAGAAGGAAAACCCATCGCATGTTGGTCTAGTAGGTTTAGAAGATGAATATGATGATGACGTAGCAGATTATATATTGCATGATGGAGCAAAATAAGTGGCGTCAAAAAACAAGTATAATCTTGCCATGGATATTGACAAATGGTTTGAGAACCTAAAAGAGGAGGTTCTTAAGGTAGATCCTGTTGCCTTTTGTGAAAATTATCTACGCATAGACGGAAAGCCATTAAAATTGGGCGGAGGAACCGGCTGGAAGTTTTTGGCTGATGTGTACCGCTATATCGCAACGGCAGCATTTGGGCCAGATGGAAAACCAGTTGTCTGTGTAAAAGGTCGTCAGGTTGGAGCAACAACAATGGCGGCTGCTCTTGAGTTATATTTCTGCACTGGAGATTTGTTTGGAACATCTCCAGATCGCCCGCCAATAAGAATACTGCATTGTTTTCCTGCTCTTGAGCTTGTCCAAAAGTTTTCTAAAGATAAACTTAGCACAATGATGAGAACATCCAAGGATGATTATGTTAAAAAACATTCCCTTGTTTATGATGAAAAAACTGGTAAGAAACGAATGGATGTGCCGGACAACACTCTTACTGAAAAGCAATTTAAAAATGAAAACAGGCTATGGGTGGATTCCAATGCTAATGACGCAAAGAGACTTCATGGTATGTCTGTAGATGGCATATTTTATGATGAAGTTCAGCGCATGGGTCAAGATGATATTGGCAATAGCAGAAGAACTCTTACTGCCGCTAGATATGGGCCAAAGGGCCAGGGAATTCAGCTTTATTTTGGAACACCATTAAATCGTGGTTCTGGTTTTCAAAAAATGTGGGAAGCAAGCGATAAAAGATTCTACCATTTACAATGTGCAGAATGTAAAAAATACTTTCAGCTATATGAACTTGGAAATGACAGTTGGGAAGAGACATGGTTGTATGGTGATATTGTAAAGTGTAAACATTGCGGTTGCGAGCAAGAAAAAATACAAGCAGTTGAGAATGGGAAATGGATACCATCTCAGCCAGTAATGTCGGATGGTTCAGATCCAATGTATGTTGGTTTCCACTTCAACCAACTACTAATTCCTTACTTTAATAAGGAAACCGTTTTAAAAGAAAAACCAGGAATCCACCCAACCAATTCAGAAAGAATTTGGAAAAATGAAATCTTGGGTGAATTTTACAGTGGTTCAGAACTACCTATGTCTGAAGAAGAGATTAGGCAGTTTTGTAGAAATCCAAATAGAGCTATGTCTTTTGGATTTCCGCACACACAAAGAAGCTTTAATAGAAAGGCGATTTCTGAATATGTTCCACAGGTGTTTATGGGCGTTGACTGGGGAGGTAAAAGCGACGATCCGGTGTCTAAAAGCGGAAAGTCATTTTCATCTGTGGTAATTATTTCTGTTGATCATAACGGCGTAATTCAGATAGAAAATGCGTTTAAACTTAAAAAGAATGCTTTTCAACATAAGAAAGATGTTATAGATGAAATGTATAGAAGATTTGATGTTCGATTGGCCTGCGCCGATTTGGGGTATGGCTCTGATATTGTGCCAGAAATACAAACTGTATATGGCGGAAGGTTTCTTGGGTGTATAAGCACAGGAAGTATGCTGCATCCTGTTAAGTACGATCCAGAAGAGTTAAGGCTGATTATCAATCCAAATACAATTTTAGAAGAAGTATTTACAAATATGAGAAAGAGTAAAATTATGTTCCCATGGAAGAGCTATGAGCAAATACATTGGCTTATAGAACATTGTTGCTCCATGGAGAAAGAGAGTAGAACAGTACAAGGAAGAATTATTACAAGATATGTAAAGGGAAACACACCTAATGATGGTCTTATGTCTTTGATGTATGCTTATCTAGCATATAAATTTTATCTTACACAAGGTTTTAAAATAAAGGCACATAAGATTAATGCTCCAAAGCAAGGGCCAGTATTAGCATATGTCCCAAATATGTAAGAGGTAAATGTAATGGGTATCAAAAGAGGCAACTGGAATGCCGAAAGTGTAAATAAAATTGCTACAATAAAACAACCTGGAAGGCATGGTGCACGACCAGCACCCATTCCAAAGAATGGAATGTCTCATTCCGAACACCATATGATGTCAAGAGGAGTTGTGACCGATACCGAAACTCCACCTAGTGAAGTGTCAGAGCACAGACAGGGAGAGCTTATTAGAGGAACTGCCGCTCGTGAGAGCGCAAATATGAGTTCAGGGCCAGTTGTTGTTCATAGCAATTCGTACAAGCGTTCTCAAGAATTAAAAGAGAAGTATAGGCTTAGTAAAACGGCTGGTGTATCGGTTTCTGATGGTAGCCGTTTGGGTGGTGGGGCAACAACCATTAGACAAGCACCAGAAGTGTACTCTCCTTTGTTTCAAATAGCTAATTTACAGCTTCCTAGAGATCGTATTACTATGAATGCATGGAATAGAAACTTTTATGATACACACCCATTAGTCCATAATTGTATTAATTTGCATGCTACATATCCAATAAGCAAATTAAATATAAAATGCAAAGAAAGAAAGGTAGAACAGTTTTTTAACGATATGGCGGAAAGACTTGACCTAATAAACAAGTTACAAGCTGTATCTTTAGAGTTCTGGAAGCTTGGAGAGGTTTTTCCTTATAACGAATTAGACGAATCTCGCGGAGAGTGGAGTGATATTATTATACAAAACCCGGATTATATGCATATTAAAAAATCTGTTCTGGGAGGAAATGAAGTTATATCTATGCGACCAGATGCTGCACTACAAAGATTGGTGCATAGTAATAATCCTGCAGACATGCAGCTTAGGAAAAACATTGATGAAGAAATTATATATCATGTAAAAAAAGGAAATAATATCCCTCTAGATAATTTTCATGTTAGTCACTTGGCAATGAAATCTTCTCCATATGATATTCATGGAACATCATTAATTGTTAATATATACAAAGATTTGATGCTCTATGATAAGCTTAGGGAGTCTAAGTTTGCCCAAGCAGACAACCTAGTTAATCCGATTACCTTAGTCAAGGTTGGAGGAACAGGAGAGGGTGGCGAATATCACCCTACTAATGAGGATTTGGAAAAATGGCGACAAACATTTGAGTGTCATGATGAAGAGACAGAAGTCCTTACAAACCAGGGGTTTAAAAAGTTTGATGAGGTAATTGATTTTAATAAAAACCTGGACGGGTCGTTCACGAGTTGTATAAAGCCAGGCTTTGAGATTGGGTGTTTTGATAGTGAGAATGAACAATTGGTGTATCATAAACCATTAGCATCACATGTTTATGATTATAGCGGCGAAATGTATTGTTTTAATGGTAAAAAAGTTGATATTAAAGTAACGCCAAATCATAGGATGTTTTACTCAAAAAAAACTAATAGCAGTAAAGTATGGGGGAAATGGGGAGAGTGGAATATTGCAAGTGCAAAAGATTTGTCAGATTCGACTGGATATTGTAAGTTTAGGTCAAAAATTAAATGGGAAGGCCAAGATATAAGTTCAGTTAATGTTATTGGGAAAAATATTCCTATAGATGATTATTTAAAATATATTGGATATGTTTTGTCTGAGGGCAGTGTCAGTGTGTCTGACAAACGTGTTGACTTATATCAAATGACAAACTCAATGTGTTATGCTGATATTGCTAAATCAAATGAATTATTTGCCAATAATATAAATAAAAATTTTAACAATAATATTAGAAAAATTGGTGACAACGATCTATGGACTGGTCGAATTTACAGCAAGGAGTTGGCGGTATTTTTAAAAGCTGAAATTGGTGATAGGTTTTACAATAAACACGTTCCCAGGTGGGTTTTAGAATTGCCAGCTGATAAACTAAAAATACTATTGAAGGCACTCGTTAACGGCGATGGTTCAGTACAAAAAAATAAGTATACTACAAGATATAAGTATTATACTTCTTCTAAACAATTGGCTGACGATGTATCTGAAATGGTATATAAGATAGGTTTTGTTCCAAATTTGTACACAACAAAGAGAAGTGAAAGCAAAGAACACAGAGAATATGTTGTTGGGTGGTCGAACTCCAAATTTGGAAATTTTCCAGACATTAGAAACAGGATGATTATGCGCGAACATTATAATGGTAAAGTTTGGTGTTTTACAGTGCCGACTGGGCTATTTGTGACAAGAAGAAATGGAAAAATAACAATTCAAGGAAATTCTGCCCAATATGATCGTGACTTTAAGATCATAAGTCATGCTGCAGTTTCAGTTGAGCGAGTTGGTGCTTCAGGACAAATCATAGATATTGGAAATGATATGACATTTATCCTTGATAATATATTATATGGTCTGTTAACACCAAAAGCTGTCATTACTCAAGAGGGAGCATCTTTTAATAGTGCTACTATTGGACTAGAAGTTCTTAAGCAAAGATATGAGTCATTCAGAAATATGATGGCACAGTGGTTGATTAAAAAAATCTTTGCGCCTATTAGTGAAATCCAAGAGTTTTACGAATATAAAGATAATACTAAAAAGCTTATTCTTCCTGAAATTGAATGGAACAAAATGATTCTATTTGATATGGATAATTATATAAATGTGTTAAATGGTTTAGTCGGGCAGAAGTCAGCTTCGAGGAAAACATTGTTTTATAGTTTAGGGCTAAATCCAGAAGAAGAGCGTCGTAGAATCAGGGAAGAAATGATTGAAGATGCAATAGCAGCTAAAGAGCAGCAAATCGTTCAGGGCATGGCTCTTGGTGCTCTTAGAGCTATTAAGCCAGACGATGATATTATTGAGCCAACAGAGGCTCCATTGCCTGGAACTCCTGGCTCAGAGGAATCTGGGATTCCTGGGACAGCTCCTGGCGTGGATATGGGAATGATGGGTGGAGCGCCTAGCGCTCCTGGATTAGATCTTGGAGGAATGCCAGGTGGGGCACCAGGTGGAGATCTTGGGGCTGGTCCTGGGGCAGGAGATCTTGGAACACCACCACCGGCAGGCCCACCAGCGGGTGGCGTAGGTGAAGGCGGAGCGCCACCTATAGTATAAGAGGTAATCCATGACAAGTTTGTTTAGCAAGATTAAGAGTCGGATAGATTATAATAATATATATAGCATGAAAAAAGCACTGACAACTCTCAATAAGGAGTTTGAGATAGCTGTCTCAAGAAAAAATCATACGTATGCGAAAGAAGTCGTTAACACAACAAAGAAGCTTTATGATGATTTCTCTAGTGCGTATAGAGAAAGCTCAGATTATGGAGAAACGATGAGCTTTATACAAAAGTCTTTCGCTATTAAGATGCGATCATTTATATCATATTTAATTAAGAGGATGAAAACTAAATTTGGTGGTAACGAAAAATATGAACAAGAAATTGAACAGGCGATTGAGTAAGAGAGTAGATAAAAACACTGCTAAAATGCTATCTAAATGCTCGTATTGGCTTGGCGAGGCGCATGGTGTAATGGAATCTCCAAAAAAAGTAATAGCATATCATGTTGGTGAAGGCCTTAAAGAGTTTACAAATGAATTTCCTGGGTTTGGAACTGGAGAAGGCATGTCGGCATTAGGGTCTGGTGTGTATTTTTCTACAAACAAGGATATTGCTCTTGGTTATGCAAAATATTTCGAAGATCCATATCTTTATACTGTTGAGTTAGATGCAGAAAACATATACAATCCGTCATGGGGTGTTCCAGTTAAATTTAGGAAAGTTATGATGGCTATAGAGGATGATGTAAAAAGAAAATTAAATATTCAAAGAAATTTACATGGCTATAAACATTTGTCTAGATTAGTTGGGCCAAATGAGTTTAGGCGTTTGCTTATTGAAAAGGGTGTGACTGGACTGCATGCGAATCTTCCTGCTGATAATACCGGCGAAATAGCTGTTTATGACACATCTATAATTAGAGTTCTTGACACA